CGTTTGAAGATGAACAAGCAATCAACCCATTTGATTTTTGGAAAGGTGCAAACTTTAAACTAAAAATTAGAAAAGTTGATGGTTATTGGAACTATGACAAATCCGAATTTGAAGGTGTTACAGCATTGAAAGAGTCAGATGACGATATCAAAGCTATTTGGGAAAAACAACACCCTCTAAAACCATTTGTTGACCCTAGTAATTTTAAGACCTATGATGAACTCAAAGAGAAACTGAATAGGGTTATTACGGGAACGCAAAGCACGGCGACAGTAGATTCTGTAGACCTCCCACCACAGACTACAACTTCCGTGGAAATGCCAAAGGTAAGCGAATCTAAGCCTGCTAGTGACGAGGATGATACCCTTGATTACTTTAGTAAATTAGCAGACGAAGATTAATCCTTTCTCTCTATTACTGAAAGCATTGACCCCTAGCGAGAAATCGCTAGGGGTTTTCTTATAAATAGTGGTATGGCAATAGATATATTTGAACCACTAAAAGATTTACAAGGTAACAAACTTAAAAGTGCGAGTTGGTACAGAAATGCTGTATCATTAATTGCAGATAGAAGTAGTGCTGGTGCATTAATGCAATCAGGCAAACAACTAGGCAGACCTAGTGCAGGTCGTATGGCCATGTTTTACTATGACCCCAAAACAAAAAACAGACTACCATATTACGATACTTTCCCATTAGTATTGCCATTAGAGCCTATGAAAGGTGGTTTTATAGGTTTAAATTTTCATTATCTGCCTTATGGTGCTAGATTTGCATTTTTACAACAATTACAAGGTTACGCAACAAACAGTAAGTTTGACCAATCAACTAAAATAATAGCTTCATACAACTCAATAAAAGGTAATAAATATACCAAAGTGGCGATTAAGAGATATCTATATTCACAAGTAAGGTCAAACTTTTTGAGAGTAGATGTGAACGAGATGGCATTAGCAGCCTATCTACCAGTTGCTCAGTTTACAGGCAAAACAATTGGTGGTGTATTTTCGGCAGCTAGAAAGAATTTTTAATGGACAGAGATAGAACAAAACAACTAGTGGAACATACTAACAAAATTAACAAACATAAAAAAGAATTAGAACTATCTAAATCTTTGAGACAAGAAGTTGAGATTGGTGCCACAGGTACACAAAGATACAGAATTAAAAAAGGACCAAATAAAGGAAAAATACTGTAATGGCAATTTTAAGAGGTGGTCGTAGAATAGGTAACTTTGATATTAGACTTGGTTTACCAAGAGATAAATCATTGGCTGATATTGCAGGCGACCCTAGATTACAAAGAAAACCTGGTGGTTCTGGTGTACTACAAAGATTTGAGGCACAGATAAATCAAGGTGAGGGTTTGGCAAGACCAAATAGGTTTTATGTCATAATTAATCCACCTCAAAAACTAACTCTTGAGCCAGGTGGGCCGCCTATGCAAAGAGAAAGATTAGAACATAGAAACTCAAATGCTAACGAATTAACTGGTAACACAATGAGAGAAAATATGCAAATGATGTGTAACAAAGTTACCATGCCAAGTAGAGATGTAAATACACAATCAGTTAGACATTATGGACCTAAAAGAGAAATGCCTTATGCATATTCTTATAGTGGTGAAATAGAGATGACATTTTTTGGTGATAAGTTTTTAAGACAAAGAATGTTTTGGGAAAATTGGCAGAAACAAATTTTTAGCACAGAGACCCACGACATGAGATATTATGATGATTATGTTGGTTCAATTGATATATTTCAATTAGGTCAGTTTGACGCAAAAGGTGATGATGACGCTAGAGTTACTTACGCAGTAAGATTGTTTGAAGTTTATCCTCAAACTATTAGTCCGATAGACTATGCTTATGGTAGTAATAATACTGTCGTAGAGGTACCAGTTACACTTAACTTTAGAACATGGGCAAATTTGACAATAGACCAAGTTAACGGTGCAACAATAGGTCAAGCAAGCGGCGATAAGCCGACAATAAAAGCAAGTAAAGATTTTGGATTGTTTGGTGGTATATTAAGTAAATTGCCTCCTGAATTTAGAAGAGCAGGCAGAGATGTACTACAAGCAACTAAAAGAAGTCTACCGATTGGTAGAGTTACAGGTGGAAGATTATTTCCACCTTTTGGTTAATAACAAGGAGATAATATTATGGCATTGCCAGTATTGGAAACAAATACTTTTGAATTGACATTACCATCAAGTGAAGTCACGGTAAAGTATAGACCATTTATTGTAAAAGAAGAGAAAATCTTATTACAAGCAATGGAATCGCAAGAACAAAAACAAATTGTTAGTGCGTTAAAAAATATAGTAAGTGTATGTACATTAGGACAATTGAATGTAGATGAACTTCCTACTTTTGATTTAGAATATGTATTTTTAAAAATCAGGTCTAAATCTGTAGGTGAGATAGCAAATCTAAAAATCTTGTGTCCAGATGACAAGAAAACTTACGCAGATGTTGAGGTGGATTTATCTACTGTTGATGTTCATGTTGATGATGAACACCGAAACACAATTGTGGTTGATGAAGATAAAAAAATTAGTGTATTGATGAAATACCCTACATTAGCTTCAGTTGACCCAACAAAAGACTATAGTAAACAAGACACTAAAGCATTGTTTAGTGTAATTAGTGATGGTATCTATCAAATTATTGAAGGCGAGACGATACACCAAGCAAAAGATTATACTAAAGAAGAACTTGATAAGTTTATTGAAAGTATATCTAGTGCGTCTTTTAAAAAGATACAAAAATTTTATGAGACTATGCCTAAATTAATGCATGAAGTTGAAGTTGAAAACCCTAAAACGAAGGTGAAAAGTAAGATTACATTATCAGGTCTTTCCGATTTTTTCGGATAGCCCTATCACATGACACGCTTGAAAATCATTATCAGGTGAATTTTGCTTTAATGCAACATCATAAATATTCATTAACTGAATTAAATGATATGATACCGTGGGAAAGGGAGATATATGTAAACTTGTTGATTGCATATATCAAGGAAGAAAAAGAAAAAAGAGAACGAGAGAGGAAGTAATGGCTGAAGAAGTTATTAAAGATGTAAAAGTCGCTACACCAAAACAAAAAGTGGTTGTAGATTTAGAGGTAGATACTTCTATCAAAGACCTTGGCGTAAATCCATATGCAAAATTGATACATATGGCAAGAGCCGTTGACGCTTGGAGAATATTTCCAAGATTATTTTTAACAGTTTATATTGTATTATTGTATAAGTGCGTAATATGGTATATGAATTTAGGTGCTCCGACTATGGAACAGAGTGGGTTAATCAGTATCGTTGTTGGTGCTGGCGCTGCCTGGTTTGGTCTATACACAGGAACTAGTAAGAGTAAGAAATAGTGGCTGACGAAGACCAAAAATTAGGAACTGCTCTATCAATAGTAGAAGAACAACAAAAAGTTGTTGGTACAGCATTAGTAGCTGCCTCTAGCACTACTCTTCTTGCTGAATCTACTGATAGCTCAATGCAGATACTTGAGCAAATCAGAGACATACAAGTTAAAACTTTAAGAGGTATTAGTGACATAGGTAAAACTATGAAAGAAACACTTGGCCTTGACAAACTACAAGATAGAAGAGCAAGAGAAGACGCAACTGAATTAGATAAAGAAAAAGACAAAGGTTTGCCTGCTGGCTCAGCTGGCATAGAAGTACCTGAAGAAGGTAAAAAAGAAACAAATATGTTTGGATTCCTAGGTGCAATACCTGGCGCAGGTGTCTTTAAAAAAATGTTTGCGCCTATACTGGCAATCTTTAGTAAAGGTGGTCTTCTAGTAAAACTATTTGGTAAATTTGGTCCTCTCGGTGCATTAATATTAGGTTTCACATTAGTTTACAAATACGCAGATGAGATAGCAGCTGCATTGGCACCTGCCATTGATAAAATAAAAGTATTAATTGTAAAATTACAACCTCTTATGGCGTTTTTAAAAGATGTTGGTGATTTTTTAATTAAAAATCTTTTAGAAGGTGTTGGTAGAGCATTATCATTTGTTATAGACGCAGTAACAAAAGTTGTAGATGGTTTTACACAAATGTTTAATGGTGATATTTTAGGTGGATTAGCTACTATATTTGGTGGCATATTTGATTTCATAATTGCAATACCAAAAGCAATGTTTATGCAGGTAATTAAAATATTATCGCCATTAGCAAAAGCAGTTGGTGATTTCTTTGTTGACATATATGATGGTATTGTAAAATCTATAAACGATACTATACAAGGTATTAAAGATTGGTTTAATGGATTATATGATAGTGTGGTAGGTTTCTTTGTTACAGCATATGAAAACGCAAAGAAACAAATAACTAGTGATATCAATGGCATGTTACAATTTGTTAGTGACATATTTAATACTGTTTACAATGCTATTGCAGACGCAGTTACAGCAGTTAAAAACTTTGTAGTGGGTATACCAGATAGAATTATGAGTTTTGTAACAAGTATGTTTGACCCTATTATAGATTTCTTTTCAGGCATTGGTGATTCTATTAAAAATGCAATCAATGGTATTATTGATAGTTTACCATTACCAGATTTTATTAAAAACAAAGTTAAGTTTGATACAACACCGTCAGATACAGAAATAGCAAAAGGTAGTAAAGAATTAGCAAAAGATGAAACACCTCAAGCTAAAAGTATTGTTCAACATATTGCAGAGAATAAAGATAAGATACAGGCATACGCTGAAGCAAGAGGTTTACCATTTGATTTAGAACAAACTATGTTGATGGCAAAACATTCAACACCAACAGATAATCCTAAAATGATGTTTGGTAATGCTAATTATTCTGATATGATGAGTTTAAAAAATTTAGATGGTGCAACAGAATTAATTAAATCTGGTGAAAGCCCTACAGCTCAAGCACAAATGAAAGAAGAGAAGACAGTTACACCTAAAATTAAAATGGCAGATTTACCACCTGTTAAAGAGGGTAAAGAACCACCAATTAATGTGACTAATAATAATTTCAATACAACATCTAATTCTGTTGCAAGTAACACAGATGTTCATTCAGGTAAATTAGATACAGGTATTGACCCTTACTTTGAAAAGAATGCTGTTGGTGCTACTTAATATTGTCCCAAATCTTTTTCGGTAATAATTTTAAATTTCATATTATTATCTTCACAATACACTTTAGCGGCAGACCATTTGGCCTGATTTTTGATATACTCAAATGATTCACGCATGTAAGATTTTGTCTTGCGTTTTGGTGCTTTGGGTTTTCCTACTTGTCGGGAGGGTTTTATCTCAATCATGTACTTATCACCATTCACCGTCTTTACAACAAAGTCAGGAAAGTATCTATGATATTTTTTGTCTAGCGGGCTATAATATCTAACTGGTAATTCTTCACTTGCCCAATATAGGATATCATCATTTAAGTCACAATAACGCATGAATCGTCTCTCTAATAGTGAACGATACACTATCATTTTGGTGTCGCCGACATATTTCTTGGGATTGGTTGGTCTGTATAAACCTTTATAACTCTTTCTCATATCACTTGTATAACCTATATAAATATTACTAACAATAGGATTATTTATACATGGCATTTAGTAAGCTTAGAAATTCACTCAACAATCTAGCAACACCTTTTATTGCTAACGCAATAGGTAACTTTACAAAAAAGGCAGGTGCTAAAGACGCAGGTAAAGTGGCGGCTCAGTTAAAAAGAAAGAGTCCATTTAATATTGATGACTCACCATCACAAAAACTGATTGAAAATCCATTATCATTTAATCCTGTACAATATCCATTAGATTTAGGTAGTAATGGTCTTGGTCACTATATGCTATTTGAATCAGGTTTTTTAGGATATAGTCCACAAACAAGTGGTTTACTAGACACAGCAGGTAGACAAAAGAGAGATAAAATTACATCAAAAACAAGTAGTAAATCAATTACTACAGCTGCTATTGCAATATACATGCCAAATACTATCAAGGCAAGTTATTCTCAATCATATGAGGGAGATACAGCCGGTGTTGCAGGTGATTTAGAAGCAATCAAAGGAAGTATTGATAAAATAGGTGGTCAAGGTGGTGGACCGGCAGGTGGTGGCGGTACAAGTATGTCATCTCAACAAATTAAGGCAGCGTTAAGTGGTGCTACAGGTATTGCAATCAGACAAGGTAAAAAATTAGTAGGTGAATTAGTCAGTATGGCAGGCGCAGGTGACCCCGTAAGATTTTTACAAAAGAGAAGTGGTAATGCCTTAAATCCTAGAAATGAACAGTTTTATGACTCACCACAATTTAGAAGTTTCTCATACTCTTTT